TTTATTTGTTTTCTGCTTTCGTAGGGTTCTAATACTGTTCTTTTCTTAATTGGGTAGTTTGACACTACCATTAAAAAGGCTTTCATTAGTCGTTGTTAAAGTTTGTACCGTTGTTGTAATCGTGTCTAGCGTTGTCGTTGTTTAATGGTTTGTGAGCCATAACCATTGCTTCTAATCTTTCAAGTGAATCACTAGAGATAGTGCCACCTTTTACATTTTTAGTGTAAACCATTCTTTTAACACCTGTATAAGAAGTCACTTCGTTGATTGAATCAGGAGTAAACATTCCTTTAGGACTTGTCAAGTTGAATAAATCATTTTTTGTAAGTGTCATAATTTCTATTTTTTAGTTGGTTAACTATTTTGTTAGAACAAATCTACAAACTTATTTCCAACTGTGCAAACTTTATTCTAACTTTTAACACAAATTTTTTTTAGTCTTGAAATAAACCCAGTCTTTATGCACTTCTAAACGAATATCATTTCGGGTTTTTCTTCGCTCTGGCTCTACCTTTGAAACGTTCATTAAACGGATCAGGTTAAGTAATGCGTTTTCTTCTTTGGTTATCATTAGAATAGTTTTGTTTGGTTAGTATGGTTTGTAATTCGTTCCATTGCTTTGTCGAAATACTCTTTATCTAACTCACAAGCGGTTAAATCATATTTATAGTCGTGACAAGCTATTGCTATACTACCAGAGCCTAAATGAGTGTCTAGTATTTTATCATTTGGTTTGGCATATTTGTCTAATAAAAAACTATATAAATCTATTGGTTTTTGTGTTGGATGTATTCGCTCACCCATTGAAGATTGTCTATAAATTTTAGCTGGTTTATCAAATGAAGTCCACGCAAGCTCAAACATAGAAAAGTTATTATCTCCTTTTAATTTATCCCATATAACTAAACATCTTGTTGGTAATAATGGAAAATAATTCCCCCCCCAAATAATCTGATTTTTACTAACCCTAAATAATTCAATAAAATACTCGTCACTTGGTATTTCATCATCCCATTTATTTTCTCCAAATAATGTGTGAAATTTACACCCTTTAGTTCCGCCCGAATATATTTTTTTACCTAAACCATAAGGTGGGTCTACTATTGCAAGGTCAAAGTGTTTATCGGGATAACGCGCCATTAATAGCATATTATCCTCGTTTGTTATTGTTAGGCTCATAATGAATTAAGTTCAAAATCATAAACGGCCTTAATCTTCATATCTGTTGCTTCTTCATAAATAGCAATTTGCCTTTCTTTAAACCATTCCAATTCAGAAGAATCTGAATCTTTCATAAAAGGACAATCTAATTCAAAAGTAGCTGGCCAAATACCAACACTTTCATCTCCGTGACTAAATAATATAAGTTTCATAATTATTTACTATTATAAATTAAAACCATTACTATAAATAAAGCGATTACAGCGCAACAAGTCAATACATAACCGGCACGACTTAATATAATATCCATTTCTTCTTTTTCGCTTCTTAACATTCGATTTCGGTTTTAGTTAGTTTTAATTCTTGCTCAATTAGTTGGATAAAATCATCTCTATACCAACTCGGAACGCTTTTTCTTTGCGCCCATCTTTCGACATTCACAATTCTTGTGTCTAATTCATCAGAAATTACTTTACGTAATTGGTAATTTCCTCTTAAAATGTTAAAAATTTGCTCTTTTATCATAATTTATTTTATTTATTAAAAGATTATAGTTTAATTTTGTTATAACTTTTATAACGATTACAAATATAACAAACTTTTTTCCAATTAACCAAACTTTATTCTAACTATTTTATAAATGACTGATTTTAAAACAGATATAAACAACCAAATATTAAAAGATGCTGTTAAATCCTTGTATTTAAGATTCCCTGTTGCGGAAATTGAACGAGCAACAAAATATGGTAAAGGGGATATTAGCAACTTTTTAAACGATAAGAAGCCTGTGTCTGATTCTTTCCTGCAAACTTTTAGTGAAGCGTTTAAAATCGATTTAAAACAGTTTGGATATACTAAAGGATTAGAAAGAATAGAAATAAAAAACCCCCAGCAAAATGATGACAGTTTAAAGGATAAATTAATTGAGGTTTTAGAAAATCAACTCCGTAGATTAGAAAATGCTTTAGATCGAGCCAATGAAGAAATAGATCGAATAAAAAATAAATGAATACTTGCTTTAAAAAACAAAAATAATGTTTTTGTAATTTTTAAAAATAATATGGGAATTAACATATTTTTATATTTTAAATTATGAGTAATTTTTTTTAAGTTATGAGTAATTAAAATTCAAAAATAGCAAAAATATCCGTTTAACGGTATGACAATTATCATATGAAAAAAAATAAATACCATTTATCCTATTTTTGTGCATTTCATCGGGTTTTTAACTCATTATGACGATTTAAAAAAAATAAAAAATAAAACTATTTTTAAACATTACGGGAAACCTCATTTTAACAAAATAAATAAATGACTACGATAGAAAGATTAGACGAAAGAATGTTTGAGTTATTCGAGGAACTTAAACTAAGAGGTGTAATTAAATATAAAAGGGATTTCGCAAACGCTTGTGGATTGCCTGAGCAAAACTTTTATAACATATCCCAGAAAAGAAACCATTTCAACTTAATACACGTTGCAAAGATTTGCGAGTTCTACTCTATCAATGCAAATTGGATATTAGAAACTGAAACAAATCTATTCATTCAAAAAAAAAGTAGTACACAAACAGTACACAAAAACACGTTAAAAGAGGCAATTTAGAAAATGCCACCCCCCGAAAACGCTGGTATTAATTTTTAAAAAAAGGCTATCCCCGTTTCCCTCTTTCTCCGCAGAATTACGGGAAGCCTATTAAACAAAGGTATTCCCGTTTTTTTTTACCTTTCAATACACAAACAGTACACAAATGAAAAGTAAATATACAATCCCGAAAATATCTAAAACCACTTCTTTGTGGTACGTTCATTTTCGATATGAGGGTAAACAGTTTAGATACAAACTCCACTACAACAAAATCGAGGACTTAAAAGAAAGACAAATGTACTTCGAGGATCTTTGTAGAGAAATATTGACCGATTTAAAAGCTGGATGGAATCCAAATATAAAAGGAATATCTACACCTAAATCAGAATTAACTTTAATCGAAGCGTTAAAGTTTGCACTTGAAAAAAAGAAACCTAATATTTCGCCTAAAACCTATTCCGGGTATAACGGTTCATTAAACTTTTTAGAAACTGCCATTAAAAATATAGGGTTAACCAATCTTTGCATAGTAGACTGTAAAAGAATCCATATAAAATTAATAATGGAGAGTGCAAAAGAATTAAACACTTGGTCAAACAAAGCACACAATAAACATTTAAACCATTTTAAGGCTATTTTAAGCGAGTTATTACAATGGGATATAATAGAAGTTTCCCCAGCTTATAAAGTTGATAATTTAAAGGTTTCTGCCCCCGATGCAAACAGTCCCGCAAATAAGCAAGATATGGGACGAATCAGGACAGAACTTGAAACCAACCATAAAAACTTTTATATTTTTTGTATTACGATATTCTTTACAGGAATAAGACCAGAAGAAATATTAAAGATAAAATTATCGATGGTTAATTTAAAAGATAGTGAGATAATCTTGCCCCCCGAAATAACAAAAACCAATAAAAAAAGGATTGTACCTATATCGCATTTTCTTTTACCATATTATGAAAGTATGCAATTCGGAAACTTACCGAAAAGTTATTATTTATTTGGCAGCTTTAGAGAACCAGGCAAAGGTAATTTAGGAAAGTTTGAAGATTTCATTCCTGCACCTACTCACATCAATAGAGATACAGCCACAAGACGATGGGAGACGATAGTAAAGAAGAAACTAAAAATACCTATGTCAATGTACGCAATGAAAAAAGCAGGTGCAAACGCATTAATTTTAGCAGGGGTTTCTATCAACGCTATTAAAGATTTATTCGGGCATACAAGCGAAGTTACAACGCAAATTTATATCACGAATTTAAAAGAAGTAAACCGAAAAGAGATTTTAGAAAAGGGAACGGATTTTTAAATAAACCGATAGGGTATAAAATAGAATTAATTACGTAGATTGTACCTTTTTGGGTATAAAAAAACCCTCAAATTAATGAGGGTTTAATCAGGGTAACCACTCCCGAACTAAAAAACCAATTATGAAAAACTATCTATATCTACATCGCTTGTTATTTCTTCTAATTCTTTGAAGATTAAATCTGCTGTGTTCCAATCTATACTGTCGTTATGTTTGAATTTACGCTTTAGATTGTGTTTAATATCAAATAGAGCGCAATACATAGCATCAACTTGACCGTGTAGATGAAACTTTTGCAAATCATCTATATCGTTTAAGTTAAATGTTATCTTAGCCTTTGCCATTTACTATATCTGTTAATTGATTGAACACCCTTTCTGCATTTTCGCCCCAATACATATCACATTTACCGTCTTTTAAAGGACACTCACAAAACCAAGATTGACGAAAGTCGCTTACTGGTGCTGTGTATCTGTAACACTTTTCTTTGTGAGGACAATCCGTACCTACACATTTTGTTATATCTGCCATAATGTTTGTTATTATATGCTTTTACTCGTTATTTGTACAAAATACTGTACATTATATGCTTTTACGTATTACCTTTTAACGTAATATAAACCCCAATTTTTAGGGTTTTTCTTGTCGCAATTATATCCTAAATGTGCGACAATATTTAAACTTATACCTTTAAAAACTTCCTTTAATTTTTAATGTTTAGGTTTAAAAAATATGTGTAATCCTTGCTATTTGTCCGTTATCCTTGCTATGTAAAAATGCTTCTACTGCTTTCGGTGCGTGTTGGTAACCGTTACGATGATGCCAACTGTCTGTACCACTTGGACTTCTTAAACTTTCAACCGTTATTCCTGCATAATCTTTGCTTGTTTTGTGGTGTACGTGATGCGTATAGATATAACGGTGTGTAGTTTCTGCCCAGTACTTACTAAATTCAACCGCCATTAATAAAGGTAAATCTTGTTGTTTCGCCCCATCTCCGTGTGTTGTTCCTATTAAATTGTTATGATATTTGTACCCCTTTCTATGTGCTATTGAGCAATCGAAAGTTATATTAGTACAGTTTTTAAAATACGTTTCAATTACCTGAGATAAAAAGAAACCGTTTGTATAATCGTGATTACTTGGATTAAAAGTAAAATGAACATCAGCAACCGTTAAAAGCATTTCTAAAACATCAACATAAAGTTGTTTTGCGATTAAAAAATTAGAGTGCCACATTCCGTCTGTGTCTTGTGGTGTTCCGCTTGTAGTTGTTCTACTTGGATTGTCGATGTGTAAAATATCGTTTCCCCCGATGAATAATATCTTATCAATATGGAATGAACTAACTTTGCTTAATATCCCTCTTACACCCTCTAATACTCTTTGTACTGCTATTTGATTGTTGTACGTTTCGCCACTTTCAAATGATGAGCATAATTTACCAATATGAATGTCGGCAGGATCTAAAACAAGCAAATAAGAATCTTTATTTTCTACTCTTTTTAACTCAATAAATTTAGGAGCATAATCTTGTAAATCTGCTATTAAAGTTTCCGTTAAATCTGAAAAATGTTTTTCCTCTGGTTTGATGAATAACGGATTTGTAACTCTTATACTTTCGTTTTTAGATTTAAGCCATAACATCGGGGTTGTTGAAGCATCTACACCTAAATTACTACAAGCGTTTGCTACTCCTTGATTGTTTCTAATTTTGCCAATGTACTTTCGTAAACTATCAAACTCTAAATGAGTTGCATTTGGATAGATATTTCTTGCTATTACTGCGTTTTTTGGTTCTGATAATGCTTTTAAAATAATGTTCGTGTAGTCACTCCATTGATTGTAAGCCATAATTAATAGGTTTGGTTATATTTCCCAATTATTGGGATATAGGGTTGGTTTTTTGTTTGTGGGTAATCTTTTAAAATCCCTTTACTCTCTTTGTCTTTTAATAACATTGTGAGTAATACGGTGTAGTTTGCTAAGTCTAAAAGACTATCGTTAATACTTTCGTTATTTGGTGTTTTATCGTTGTTTAAAAGAACTCCTAAACGTGCCACTTTTGTAGCGATTAACGAAAGACAGTTTAACTCTGGTGTTAATCCTGATATATTACCAGCTAATTTAAAGTTTGAAAGTCTGTCTTTATTTGCGTAGTCGTTCCCTTTAGCAAACATTATAGACTTCATTTGCTCGGTTATTTCTAAGAAGTGTTTTTGTTGAGTTTCTAAATTCATAACCCAATAATTTTATATTTATACTTCCAAATCAAATAACCAATAGCAGGAATTAACAACCACAATAACGGCAGGAAAGGATTAGATTTTCTTTCTATTGCAATTTCCTTATTATCTTTTTTAGTTGTAGCAACTGCCTTAACCGTTTTAACACTGTTATCCTTAACGATTTCTTTTTTTTCGATTACTGTGTTGACTTTCTTTTTACGAAGCGTTACAATAGCGTTTTTATACTCTTTTCCGTTTACGATTATAGCTTTTGAAGTGTCGATAGGTTTAACCTCTATTTCGTCTGCATCTTCATTGATAACTGTTTTAGTTTGGTTATCGATAACTATATCGTTCTTTTCTGTTTCTGTTTTTTCAGTAGTCGTGTTTTCCTTGATAACTGATTTTTGAACTTTGCGACTGCCACAACTTGCAAAAATTACAAGTATTGATAATAAGATTATTTTTTTCATAGATTGTTATTTTCGTCTGTGGCGTTTATTAATAAAAGCATTATAAGTCCTAATAAAAAAAGTGATTGTATCATAGTTTTATAGTTTAAAAGTCGCCTTTAGCTTCTTGCATTATTAAAAATAAATCAAAACGATGGTTTAAATCTTCAAGAACTTTATCAGTTAAAGATTTACTAATAAAAAAAGGGAGTTTCTTTGGTTTTTTATTCTTGTGAACTTGAAAATAGGTTAGTCTTTTCATTTGTAGTTGTTTAAAGTTTGTCAAACTTACAAATAAAAACTAATATAATAACGTAATAAATGATTTATTTTAAGAAATAATTAATTTGTTCCTGATTTCTTCTAATAGTTAAACCGTTTACAATCTTGCCCCCTGCTTTATTCCACTTTAAAAACTCGGTTTTAATGCTCGGATCGTTTGGGTTGCTATTGACTTTCTTTAATAAAGTACTACTTATAAATGCTCCCGTTCCTACATTGTAAGCGAAAGAAACCAAACTGTTAAATTGATTTT